TTTGCAACTTCTGCGACTCCCATGAGTAGTATTCCATGTTGGATACATCATCCAGAAGATCTTCAACTTCATCATCATTCTGTGTATCATCTTCATGCTCAAATGTGGAGGCAATCAAGTCTTCTGTGTCAAATGCTCCATTCATTATGGCTCTCTCAAGATCATAATGGTTCAGCGCGTTCTTATCATCACATCCGTCAGCATTTCTGAGGATGTATTCATTGAACTTACTAGCATCGTCTCCAACCTGCGCTTTCTCCAGCAATGCTTTGTTCTGCGCCTTGCTGTATTCAGCGTATCTAGTTGCTTCTGTAAGCTTCCTGTGAATGCCAAACACCAAGGTCTTGGTTTCAACCTTACGCTCTTTACATTGAATATCGCAGAGACTCATTTCCAATCTCACGCCTTTCGCTTCACAGAGATCATCAACTGCTTTCTTTGTGTGCTGATAGTTGGCAAGGCTACCCTTGAAATCAGGGCAGTTCTTCTGAACAATCCGTGCATAGACGAAACTACGCGCTTCTGTGTAGTTTTTCCAAGTGGCAAGCTTGCGCACACCCTTCTCGGTTGTCCAACACTGGTGATAGTCGATTCCAAACTCAGGAATGACGGCTCTTACCAGAAACTCTCCTCGTAGGACAGAGATTATTTCAATGTTCTCTGTTCTCCCACAACGAGTTATGAACTTGTTGAGTAGTTTGTTGTCCTCATAGTGACGTGTGATGATCTTGCCTTTATACTCAATCTTCACTATCCAATAGCTAAGACTTGGCTTCAAAGCTAACCACTCTTTCGTTCTACGCTCATCTTCTAGCTTGTTCCATATGTCCAGAGACGCTGAATCATCAACGTCAATCCAGTTCAGCTTGTTTTCTGGCGTGTTCAGGATCTCATCTTCGAGATTGCCCGACTTTTCTAGCGTATTATGCTCTTTCTCAGCCAAGTAAGGCTTAGAGACGTATGAAAGCGCCTCACTGACACTCTTTTTGTCTTTTATGCCATCCATAGGCACTCCAGCCCTGTCTGCCACCAGCTTTATACTGTCAAGCATGTCTCGACGCTCTTTGTCTGATGGACTAGCTTCTCCAGTGATATACATCTCAAGCTGACGCTTACCATCATTGGATGGTGTGTATTCTCTTTCTAGCTTCCTTTTCGCCTTCTCTGCCTCGTGGTTAACATCTTCAAGGGCGTTTTCTGCTTCACAACGCTCTTTGTTTACCATGATTCGTGCTTTTGCTGTATTCACACGACTTTCGCTACCAAGGAGGTTCTCCCTCAATGATCCAAGCTGAAATTCATGACTCCCATTACGGTATGGCAATCCATTCAGCTTTGTTTTAAACGGCTGACTAGCAACCCAATTCTTATAACTATTAGTTTTCATTTTTGATAATAATTTTAGTTTCTGACTACCTTTCAGGGGATAGCCAACCCTTCAACAGGAACATGCATCCAGCATTTCCATATTTAAAAATTTCACCAAGTCCAAGAGGACGAAGTCCGAGCGCGAAGCGCCAACACAACCATAGAAGCTCTCTTCTTGCATTAAACTACCATTTGTGATTCTATCACCACATGAACGAGAACTATAAAGAGAACGACAAGGGACTCCCTTACGCCGATTGGAGCGATTTCACCGATTCCACTTGGGAATGCATCAGAGACGACTACGAAGCACACAATTGCTCAATTCAGGATGTGGCAGACAACTGGAACATCCCAGCTCCAATTCTTAAAGGCAGAATCAAAAATAACAAATGGCTCACCACCACAAAGGCAAGACAACTAGAAGAACACCTAGAAAACAATCCTCTAGAATGTAAAAAACTCTCTTCTCATAGAAATAAAGCTCATCAAGAACTTACACCAGCCGAGAAACTAGTAGTCAAAAAAGCCAAATCCACTATCGACTACCAATCAGATATCCTCGACATCACACTCAACGCTCTAGCCGAACTAAAGGCAGATGGTGGACTCAAAATTAAGTCGGCTTTCGACCTAGAGAAGATAGACGCAGTAGCCAGAAGAACACTCAACCTAGATGACGATCAATCCAAAAATCAAATCATAGACACAAACTTCACTTCAGCTAAACATAAACCAGTGATAATCGATGTTGATTAATTAATCAATTTACAAAATACAAGGGAGCGAAGCGACATATTCGACAAATATCTCAATCAGAAGTCTCATGTTAAGACTCATATACAAGTCTCAATGAGAAGACTCAATTAGAAGACTCAGTGACATCACCATTCATATAAGTAATACTTACATAAGTTATAACTCATAAGTTTACTTACATAAGTTATACCTTACTTCGCAGCTCAGTCGCTCTCTCCGTTCACTCCTTCGCTACGCTTAGCCTATTCCCGACCCACCACTCGTGTAAAGATCTTTATTTCAAATACCTCTCTAACGCCCTAATACCAACACTTCTAGACTATACTTTTTTTTAAGCAGTTAGACTCTTTCTGTTAGCATTATCGACTATATTGCAGTTTGACTCATTCCATATACTCCAAATTTACCCAAATTCCCCAAAATATACAGCTCCAACCACTCCCCGCAATACCCATATTATACCACTCAACACTCACTCCCATACACCCTTTTTCCTGCTGAGGACTCAATATCCACAAAGAAACCAAGATTTACTCACTTTGCTCATTGTTTTGAGTTGCTCCCGATGCTTGTGAATGTCGAATCAGGTAACCTCAATAAACAGAGGGGATCTCGTGCTCGTGCTCCTCTTTTTCGTCGATGTAGTCAGCGATGATGCGCATCTCCTCTGCTGATATGCTGTATGCTCCTATGGTGGAGAACATGAATCCTCCTCCGAAAACAGGCTCTAAGCATTTGTAGTATTTGCTTATTACCCGTTGCCTGTGCTCGTCAGGCATGTTGTTGACATGCTCGTTGGGCTCAGAGTAATCTTCAAGCTCTTTACTGAAGCGTTCCTGCTCGCTCTCAGTAAGCGGCTCAGGGAAGTGCTCAGGTGGTTTATTATGCTCTAGTCGTGCTTCAGCGCTCCTTGCTCGCTCCCGCCAGTATTTCACGTCGATGTAGGACTGCTCCTCAAGTGCTCTCAGTTTTAGCGTGAGGCTCGCTATTTTTTGTTTTTTGCTCATGGTGATATTAATTATAGTTCTCCGTTAATGATTGCTGCGTAGTCGTCTGCCCATGGATCAGGGTAGCAGTCTTCCCATGACGGCTCATAATCCCTGCGTGCAGCGTCACGCTCGTTTTCCTGCTCAGCCATCTTGGAATGGCCCAGCAAGATTTGTGCTTCCTCCCTGATGCTCTCAGGGGTGCCTTGGTAGTAATACTCAATAAACCCTGAGGCGTCTTGAGTGGTGTTACAGCAGCTCAGTGCGTCGTCTGCTATTTGTTGTGGTGTCTTGCTCATGGTATTAGTTGGTTGGTGGCTAAAGAAGCTCCAGAACGCTGTGGGGGCGCTCCAGAGCTTCCCTGCGGCTTCTTAGCCAAAGCATACGATGGAGAACGGCACGGTGTAACCCTTGGTAGCAGGGCTTCCAAACTCCACCTTGCTCCCATTAGGAGAGGTGGCGCGGTTCTTCCAAGGTGCGATGAGACGCTCATGGATGAGGTCCGCTGCGGCAGCCCTGTAGCCTTTGGAGCCATTGGGGGCTTTGCGCTTGGAAGCGCGGAGATGGTTGATTTGAGTCAACCTGATGCTCTCAGATAGAGAGCTGTCTACCTTGAAGTAGTAATACTTGAAGTAGATTTGAATCTGAACCTCGCCAGCTTTCACTGGACGCTTTGCTTCAGGTTTAGATGCACGGGCGGCTTTGGCTCCTTGGTTATCGGTGGCCTTTGTTTTTGCACTCACAATATCAGTGGTGTTCTGTCATTGGAATTAACGACAGACTTCAGCCCTCCCCTCGTGAGGAGAGCTGTAGGTCTATGGTTACAAGTTGGCGTGGAGATACTGAGCCGTTTTGCTATACTTCACCACGAAGCCGTGGGAGCATAAGCATCCGCAGCAGTCGTGTTCATGAAAGCAACGATCAACCTTCACCTTGAGGTGAGTGTTTCCATCTTGGTCGATAAGTTCACTCTCGATGTTGTGCTTTTGCTTAATCTCGGCAATCACCTCAGCTTCAGTGCCAAGGTTCTTGAAGAAAAAAGCGGCGGTTCCGTATTCGGTGTCTTGACCGATTGGTTCTAGCGTTTTCATTGGTTTAGTGGTTGTGACGCTCGTAGTGAGCGTCGTTATACATTATCTCCTCGTCGGAGAGTGGTGTGTTCTTCATGGGGATGAACTCATTGTTTGAGTCCAATAGTTTCCTGAGTCTATCCTGCCCCTCAATGGAGAGGCGGGACATTACCGAGGAGAGAGGATCACCGAAGTTCTCCTCAATGACGCTGTCATCCTTTTTGGTAGGATTCCAGCTTTGGTCTATGAGCTTTTCCAGCTCGTTTGGGTTTGTCATTGGTTTGTTTGGTTGGTTGGGATGTAACGCTCCCAGAACGTGTTCAGTGGGACTTTGAAGGTAACACTGTATGCTGCCCACAAGCGCACATGCGTTCTATTAAAATCAAGGACTTTTAGGCGTTGCCGTGTCCTTAGATTGATCACCCATCCTGAGACAGGTGTGCTAGGGCTGTCATCAGCCTTAGCAATTAGTTCGTCTAGGTTACTCATCTGAGTATCCTTTCATAGTGCCGTAGCACCTGTAATAAGAGCCCCTGTCACGGAGCTCTTTTTGTTGCTCTTGATTAGCTTCTAAGCCGTCAAGAGCCTTGCCTATGAAGGTTGTTAATAACCCTAGTGTGGCGAGCACTAGAGCAACCTTTATTGTGTTTTTCATGATAGAATATGAGCAGTTTAGACACTTGCTCAGGTGTGTTGTAATTAAGCTTTAGCGATCAGAGCTTTAGCCTCTTCAAGCGATATACTAATCTCTCGACCAGATCGGGTGATTTGGTCTTCATTCATGTCCTGCCCCCGATGGGACAGAAACGAGAGGAGGAATGCCTCCTCTTTTAAGGTGAAAGTGTAAGCTTCCCACACTGATGCGATCTCACTCTCCTCCTTTCTCTGGAGGGTTTTATATCTAGCTGTTGACGAATCCATAATCTCTCCGTCATCTACACGCTCCGAGACTCTCCTTGCCCTATCTTCATAAAAGCTGTGAATATGATTCCCTTCTCTCCCTAACTGATCAGCCGTGAGCTTCATCTTGTTGTAAATAGCCTCTAGGCTATCCCACACAGCCTCCCACTTAGCAGGAGTCTCATTTAGGGCGTCAAGGATCATTTCTGCGTTTTCTTTGTATGTGTTCATAATAGTAAGTAGACATTATGGTTTCTGAACCCCTTAGCTAAACTGTAGCTGGAACAGGACAATTTACGTGCATTGCACAGATATGTAGTAGTCTTCTACATTACAATCGAACTCCGATTGATGGCATTCTAGAACGCCAGAAGGAGAAGGTGAGCAGTTTAGACACTATGCTCAGGTGTGATTGTTTACTTGAGGCTGTCTTCAAGAAAACAGATTTCTGCCTCCTTGTTGTTCAGCCACATCTGGTGGAACTCGGACCATCCTCCTGTGAGGATGACCAGCTCCTTATTCACCTCTACCGAGGTGAGCCCTGCCTCAATAGTGAGGCGTTGTAGGAGCTTTAGCTCCTGATATTTCACCACCTCAAGCTTGAGGGTGGCGATCTCCATTTGGGTCTTTACGACCTCTTTGTCATACGTTTTCATATGTATTATGGTGTTGTGGTTAATGTATGTGAACAGCAAGAGCGCTGATACATACAGAGCTGTTTAATACAATGAGACATCCACTCTGCATTTACACGGGCTTGTGACCGTCATAGGCTGCATTAGATGGCATGTTGGTGTCGCAGTCATGCTCTGCGGTTGGCTATGCAAGCAGCAAGTCCATCTCCTTGGTTAACTCAAGGAGTAATGCTTTAGCGGCTTCATGCTCCCTTATATGGGCGTCACGTAAGGCATCAAGACGAGCTAAATTCATTACACCATTAGGCAAGCGTGGTGTGCTGCCTACATCCATGATGTATCGGCTACCTATCTTAGAGATCATTGATCTCACTGAGTCAGCCTGTTCGATTAGCTGCCTGCTTCTTATGTGCTTATGCATTGCTGGGTTGTTCATTGTATTGTATTGGTTGTTGGTTAATGTATGTGAACAGCAAGGATAGCTGATACATACAGAGCTATGAATACAATGGACAGACAGAGGACAGGCAAGCAGACAACAGCACACACACAGACAGCACACACAGACAGCGTAGAGAACTGAAGGGGCGGCGGGTGTCTTGCTTGGGGGACATCCTACACCGAGCTACCATGAACCTACTATGGAACTATGTGGGTTTTTATTTTGCCAAAGCGACTTTGTGGAAAAGAGTGTGGGGGGAAATGTGTGAGAGGGTTTGTTTTGGGATGAAAAATAAAATTCATGTATATAAAGGCGGTTTATTTTGTGTTGTTTAGAAATCGCAAAAAAAAATCGTTCCCTGAAGGGAATTGTGGTAGGGGTTGTTTATGAGTAATTTGAATGCTGGTAAGGGCGTGGCTGGTTTGTATGAGTGGGAGAGTTCTTATTTTCCTGTTCCTGATGGTGTTATGGTGGATGAGTTTCATATGGAGTGGGAGGGGAAGTTGTGGGATGTGCGTATTTTTGGGGAGATGGAGAGGAATTTGTATATGTTGGCGATGGCGTATTTTGATGAGGGGGAGGGTGGGAAGTTGCTTTTGAAGCCTGAGTATGATGATAGTAAGGGGGGTAGTTGGCCTAGTGGTGAGGAGTTGTTTGTTTATTTTAAGAGGGTGGTGGATTTGTTGTGGAATGAGAATGGGAAGAGCACGAGGAAGGTTATATGGAATGAGTGGTGTGAGAGGATGATGGTGGGGATGTTGGGGAATAGGTATTGTGCTTTGGCTGGGTGTGCGTCTTCTGGGAAGAGTGATGCGATGGCTGTTTATGCTATAGTGATGTATTTGTGTTGGCCTCAGAAGACGAAGGTTATTGCCACCTCTACGACTATGAAGATGGCTAAGATGCGTATATGGAGGAGTGTGAATGAGTTGTGGCAGAAGGATTTTCCCGGAAAGATGGTTTATAGTGACTGTGTTATTAAAGGGGTTAATATGGATGGGGACTTAACTGAGGACACTGGGGTGTTGTTGATGCCTGCTGCTGGTGGTGCTGGTCAGGAGATTGACAGTAACTTTTTGGGTTTGAAGCAGGAGAGGTTTTTTACGATGTTGGATGAGCTTTCTGAGTTGCCTGTGAGTGTGGTTAATGGTTGTTATAGTAACCTTAGTAATAATACGTGGTTTGAGATGAAGGCGGCTAGTAACCCCAATAGTTATCATGATGCGTTTGGTGTGTTTTGTAAGCCTATGAATGGTTGGGCTAGTGTGAGTGAGCTTAACATGGAGTGGGAGACATCTAGGGGTATTTGTTTAAGGTTTGATAGTGAGAAGAGTCCTAATATGAAGGCGGGGAGGGTGATATACCCTTGGTTGCCTAAAGAGAGGGATATTAATCATGCTCGGCGTGAGTTTGGTGAGAGGAGTAGGTATTTCTTTCGGATGTATAAGGCTTTTTGGTTTTCTGGGAGTAGTGATGAGACTGTGTTTAATGAGGGTGAAGTAATGAAGGGCAGGGCTGACACGCCTGTTGACAAGAGCGAGATAGACAAGGGGAGTAGAGAGGAGTTGGTTTTGGCTGGTGATCCTGCTTTCACTCAGGGAGGAGACAGGTTTCCTTTGATTAAAGGCCGTGTTGTTAAGATTGATGGTAAGAGCGTTTTGGAGGTTACGGATCTGGATATTATAAAAGACGATATTGATAATGAGGATGTGAGCAGGAGTTATAGCTCTATTCGATACATTCGTGAGCGTTGTGTTAAGGAGGGTATTCCAGCTAGTCATTTTGCGTTTGATATGACTGGGGCGGGTATTCCTTTTAGGGACATTGTTGTGAGTGAATGGAGTAGTTTGCCTATGGGGGTTATGTTTGGGGGGAAGGCTAGTGAGCTTCCTATTAGTCCTATTGATCCTAGACTTGCCAGCGAGGTTTATGCTAATAGGGTTACTGAGTTGTGGGCTAGGTGTAAGGGGTTGATACGTGAAGGAAGGATTAGGGGTCTTACGAGTGAGATTGTTCAGGAGCTTTGTCAAAGGCAGTGGGATGAGATGCGGGGGGCTAAATTAAAAGTCGAGAGCAAGAAGTTGATGAAGCTGAGGACGGGTAAGAGCCCCGACATTGCTGACACTTTAATTATTTTGGTTGAGCTTTGCGTTAAGCTTGGATTGCTTGGAGAGATGGAAAACGTTGATGTTGACGAGTCTTCTAAGGAGGTCTGGTCGAAGTCATATGAGTCTATTGACAGTGATGCTTGGGACGATACAGGTCTTTCTTGGGGAGGCGGTGGTGGAGGCGATATGGATTTAGAGTGGTAGATTTTATTGACATCTTTGTTTTTAGTATGTAGGAGGAGTCATATGGACATAGTTACAATTTACGCGCAACCAGATATTGACAACCCTTTAAAGGCTTTTGAGGGGTTAATGAAGAGCTTTAAAAAGTATGGATTTAGGTCTTGTGATAAATTGAAATTGGTTGTTCCTAATGGCAGTAGAGAGAAGCTGGCTAAGTTTAGTTACTTGCTGGATTTGATTGGTGAGGGTCATGAGTTGATCCCTATAATGTATCCTACGCTTCGTTCTGATCGCATTAGTTTTTCAGCTTATCATAATAATATATTATGTAGGGCTGTTCGTTCAATTAAAGGTCAAGGTCGTTTTGTTTATATTCCTTTTGGTTGTGAGCCATTAGAGAAGGGATGGGGTAAAACCGTCGAGACAGTAGCAACGATGCATTCAGAAAAGAGTTTTATTGGAGAGACTAGACAGAATAGTGACGGTTATGATTATTTAAGTGGCGTTTGTGTCTTGGATTACTCTTTCTTTTCTGAAGGGGTGGTATTTCAGGCTGTTAACGCTAAATGCTATCCTTTTTCTCGCGCCGCTCGCTCGTATAAGGGGGATTTGCTTAGCTACCCACTTCCTTTTAGTGATTTGGATTTTGGTGATGAAAAAGAGTTTATGTCTAAAATCACTAAGGGTTTAGCCACCCACAAAGAGAAAAAGGCAGAAAAACACATCAAAGATGTTCCTGATGAGGTTTCTGATGAGACTGAAGAGAAATTAGCTGAATTTGTTGCTCCTGAGGTTATTCCTGAGCCTGAAGTTATTCCAGATGTGCTTGGTGAGCTCTCAAAATCTATTTCAGAGACAAAAGAAGAGTCTATTTCAAAGAAAACTGTTGAAAAATTGCCAAATGATGATCTTTTGATGGAAGAATTTAGCAAATTGCATCATTTAACATTTATTAAGCTTCACGGAAAGGAACTTTACGATAAACTGAAGAAGAAAAAGAAAGCTTCTTCTAAAAAGGCAAAAAAGAAAACAGCAAAGAAAGCCAAGAAGAAAGCCTCTAAAAAGACAGCTATTAGCCGTGAGGCGAAAAAGCAATCAGATAAGTCTACTTCTAAAGCTTACGGAATTAACGCCAAAGCTAAAGATGTTGATCGTATAGACCACAGCGTTTAATTTAAATCTAAAATATTATGAAAGATACAGAAGAGGTTGGTGATGTTGAGTTTCAAGAAAAAGGAGAGCGCCTAAAGAGCGTAGACCAAGCTAGGGCAATTGTTAATCGTTTAGCTGAAGATGATCGGCCATCTGAGCGAAACAGGGCGAAGGTTCAAGATTTGCATGACTTTAAACCTCCTCTTAACAGCGCTATGCTTTCCCGTAGCGGTCAAAAGGGTCGCTTTAATATCAACTTTGGTGATTTAGCTCGTGCCGTTGGTGAGGCAGAGACTTCTTTTATTGATGGTTTTGAAAGCCCTGAACATCTTGTTCCCATTAAACTGAATCGCGGGTCATACGCCCCTGAGGAAAAACAGCAGTTTGAGCGCATTATGTCTGATGAGTTTACTAAGCTGATCAGAAGTTGGGACGGCGGTTTCTTTAATTACGGTCTATTGGTTAATCAATTTCTGCTTCAAGGGGTGGGCATTGGTTTTTTTGAGGACAAATATACATGGCAATGGCAAGGCGCTGGTCTTCGTGAGTTTAAGTTTCCTCGAAAAACAAAGGCTCATTGTGATTCAGTTGAGATGACATCTTGTGATGGTCAGATTGGCAGATCTAGACTTGCTGACATTCTTGAAAACGAGCAGGCTGCAGTAGACATGGGTTGGAATCCAAGTGCTATAAGGGCTGCCTTGAAGGGCGGGTATGAAGACCAGCTTTATGAAGACGACAACGCTGAGGATTCTCAAGAGAAAAGCAAAGCGAACGACTTGGATGACGAGGCTGGTAGCTTTCATCCCATTAACGTAAGTTATATGTGGGTGAGGGAGAATGACGGCACGGTTAGCTATTATATTTTTACGAAGAACTCTAAATCTAATGATTTTGAAGATTCTGATGCTGGATCTGGTGATGGGTTTCTTTATAAGAGATTGAATGCTTATGATAACATTGGTCAGGCTTTACAGATATTTCCTTACAATACAGGCACTAAAGGTAACATCTACACTATTAGAGCTATAGGTTTTCAGCTTTACCCTCAGGTTATGGCTAAGAACTTGATGCAGAGTGCTGAGCTTGATGCTTCTATTGATGGAATGAGGACTAAATATCGCGCTCCTTCTGAGAAAGAGATTAATTCGATGCCTTTCTTGAATGCTGGCCCTGCACAGTTTGTTCCTAATCAGTATATTGCCATTAAGGATCAGCACACTCCAGATTTAACTAAGATTGCATCACCAGTCATTGATCGTTTAGATATGCAATTAGCGGCTAAGAGCGCATCTAGCTCTATGTCTAGCGTGTTTAATAATAAGCAAGACAGACGATCAAGCTTGGAGGTTGGAAGCGCTCTTGAGCATTTCAACAGCCTTAATGATGGTGCTCGGTTGTTATTTTCACGACCTTGGCGATCATTGATGTCTGAGAGTTGCGTAAGAGCTTTTGCTGAGATTATTGACGAAACAACCGATTGTGGGCGAATGGCTATGGTCATGCAGAAAGCCTGCATTGATCAAGGTGTCCCCGCTGAGGCTTTTGGCATGATAGACAGACATGAAACCAGAACCAGCATTCCTGTTGGCGCTGGCAGTAAAGCTGCTCGTAGTGCTGAGTTTGAGTCTGGAGCAACCCTTTATCAGGAGATGGATGATGTTGGTCGCGCCAACTTTAATAAGGACAGGGCAATACACGGGTTTGGCGTTCAAAACGCTAAGCGTTACTTAAACTTTGAAGATCGTCCTCGTGAGATTATTGATGTGAGGTTTGCTATTCTTGAGAATAACGACCTAATGGAGGGAACATGGATTGAGCCTAGCAATAGTGAAGTTCACATTGTCCACCTTAGAGAACACATTAAGCCTATGGAGGAAGCTATTCAGGCTGTCGAAGAGGGTCAATTAGAACTTATTGACTTTACTAATAGGATGGAGGTTGTTTATGAACACGCCGTTGCGACCATTAAACTTACCGCTGTTCCCGATGAGCAGAATGATGAACTTAATATGTATGAACAAAAGATTCAGCAGATTGGTGAATACCTCAATAACGGCATCAGGGAGCGAGAGAAGATGCAGCGTGAGCAAGCTGAACAAGAAGCTCAGATGCAAGCTCAAGGCGCTCAGGAGGGAGCTGGTGATCCAGCAGCGGAGGCTAAAGCACAAGTTGAGCAGATGAAGTTGCAAGTGAAGGAGGCTGAGGCACAGATTGCCATTGAGCGCAAGCAGACAGAGAACATGCTGGATGCTGAGAAGAAGTCTCGTGAGATTGCTCACATTGACATGCTTCATAAGCAGAAGTTGATTCAGAATCAGGAAGAGAGCCTGCAGAAGATGAAGTTGGCTGATGCTGATACGGCGAGCAAGATCAAGAGAAGCTAATTTATGAACAAAGACAAAGAACAACTAGATAGCCTGATTCATTCTTTTAAAGAGCTTGAATTAAATCCTGCATATATTTATATGCTAAATCGTTTTAATGATTCATGTTTAATGAACCTTGATGACGATTTGCAGAGCAAAGCCGAGCGTTACATTGCAGAAAGTGCAGTGAAAAGCTTCATTCGTGATATTAAGATGTTCTCCAATGGCTTGCCCGATGAGGAGATTGATGAAGACTTGATGCTTGAGGATGAAGTCTATGTTGCATCTTATAACGGGATTTTAGATTAAATCATTAAAATAAACAAACGATATGGAAAACGAAGAAATAACGACAGGAGAAGAAGCTATGTCTGACCAGAGTGACCGAATTGGCGATTTTTTCGCCAACGAGGGCAACCCTGCTGGAGTTGAGGCTGATTCTGAAGGACAAGGTGAACCACAGGAATCAAATAGTGATTCTGGTGGTATGGATGAGCCTTTTTTGGCTAACGATCCAGATTACGACCCAGACGAGCTGTATGATCCAGATAATGAGCCAGAACCTGAAAAGGAACCAGAGCCAGAGCCTACTCCAGAACCTGATTCTGAGGTCGCTCCAGAGGATTCAACTGACGACACTGAAGCCTCATCCGACAAAGATGATGTTTTAGAAGAATCTTCCAATGATGATATTCTCTCTGAAATCAAAGAGCTCTATGAAAATCCTAACCAAGGACTTAAATGGGCAGAGATCAGAGGTGAAAACAAAAGTCTCAAGGAAGAGAACGCTCAACTTAAGAGCGGTTCTATGACGACCCCCGAGATGCAGGAAATTTCAGCGAAAGCTGAAAGGGTAGCCCAAGTTGAGGTTGCTCTTAAAGAAGCTCAAGACAAACTGGCTTTATTTGACTTTCAGGCAACTCCTGAATACAGGAATCAGATTGAGATTCCGTATCAGAATATTGCTTCAACAGCCAGCAACATTGAGGCTTCAGCCTCTATTCCAGAAGGTAGCATCTTGAAGGCTATTTCTGCGGGTGACAAAGCCACTCAGGACGCGAACATTCAAAATCTTGTTGATAGTTATAATATTAGCCCTCGTGATGTTAATACTATTTTCAATAAAGCTGATGAGATGCTGAATTTGACTCATTTTGAGTCGAATCTTCGCTCCACTGCTCAAGAGCGACTTAGTGAGAGCAGAGCACAGCAAGAAGCTCGTGACGCTTACATGTCCGAGCAGGCGCAGAGCGTTTACAGAGATCACGTTAACAATTCTTTCTCTGAATACGAGGGTCAGATTGGGGCGTTTCTTAACGAGGATGGCACAAATAATGAGGATTGGTCGAAAGCTATATCTGACAGCCACAATCTTGATTTTAAGAATGATCCAGAAATTCAAGGCTTAGGAGCTTTTGCTCTTACTGCCGTCCCTCATTTGATGAGACAAAACTCAGAGTTCTCTTCTGAGATAGCAAAACTTAGGGCATTGGTGAATAGGAACAAGGCGGTTTCTCCTCCATCTGTTTCTAAGACAGCAGCCTCGCCTTCAGCTTCTCCTTCATTTAATAGTAATATGAGCTTATCCGATGCTTTGGGAGAAAGAATGAAATCTATTAACATATAATTTCCTATGTGGGGAACATGACAGTTAACGCTGTTGTGTAAGCCCTGCCCTCTTTTTTGTTCATTTTGTGGGGGCAGGGCTTTATTTTTTTTTAAAGGAACATTAAAAAAGATGTTGACTATGTATGTCAATATATGTTAATCGTTTTGCGAGCTTAAGAAAACAGCTACTAAATTAGTCTTCCGTATTGCTTGGTTACGTCACACCTCTCTAAAGAATCTTTATGATTCACTATGAACAATTCGTCTCTTCGTATTGTAAAATTCATGCTTTAGAGGCAAAAACTAACTTATAACAAACTAATACTATGGCTAATGAAATAGAAAACTTCCTACAGGAAGAAACGCAAAGGCTTACTGGCATCATTGATGCTCTAGTAACACCGTCGAGCCCTTGGCTCAGTCAAATCCGTAAAAAGACTTGGAAAGGTCAAATCGGACACGTAATCAGTAATGTTCGCTGGGAGCGCAGCTTCCCCGATACAGAGAAGGCTTGGACGCAATATGTGTCTTCGACTACTCCAGGCACAAACAACATTTGTTTGCCTGTAACTGAATCAGCTACATTCGCTCAGACTGTAAGAACAACCAACCTCGCTGCTAAAGCTATCGAGTCTCCAGACTTTTGTGTGGAAGACCTTCGTGTTAAGTGGAAGCGTGACGAGCAACTTGGTAATGTTACTCGCACTCTTGAGCAAATGACCAAGGAATACATGCTACGCCGTAACCGTATGTCTTACGCTGCAGCTTGTGATTCTAAGATCATCCCTACAGCTACTGGCTTTGTCACTACTGGCGAGACTAGCGTTGTTAATGATGTTACTTCGTATAACAACGGAGATGCAATCTTTGCTGATGAAATCCCTGCTTCAATCATGACTCAATCCATGCTGGATAGTATTCATATTGATCTTGACCGTGAAAATGCTGGCACAGCTGGTGTTGCACAATCTGGTGGTGGATACATCTACAAGCTTGTAACTTCTGCTGAGCACAGTTCTTATATTCGTAAGGGCAATTCTGAGATCCGCGAGGACTTCCGTAACTCTGGTCATGCCGACATCCTTCTTAAGGGTCTTGGTATCACTCATACTTATGGTGGTTACGCTCACGTTATTGATCCTCAGCCACGCCGCTTTACGAAGTATGAGTCTGGTGATGCTGAATATACTGACGCAGCTGTTGTTGGCGCTGACGGTTCTGATACCTTCCCTCTGGTTTCTACCATGAACGGTTGGTTTGAGGAGCGAGCTTACGCTGCTGACGGCTCTATTCGTTCTGAGTATAAGAACGCAAACTACGAGATGGGAGCAATCCTTGTGACTTCTGTCCTTGATTGTCTTGTTCCTGCTCCGCTTAGTGCTGTAGGACGAGCTAAGTTTAAAGCTCAAAACTACGCTGGTGAGTATATCTTCAATAACATTAAGGATCGTGATACGAACCCTGATGGGACTCTAGGATACTTCCGTGGTAAGATCGTTAATGGATTCCAGACCCGCCACCCTGAGCGCGGTGTTGTATTCATTCATCAAGTTGCTCCTCTGAGCCTTGCTGTTGACGATGTTCTTGCTTAACCCTTAACTCAACAAGCCCTCTTTTATCCTTGTGGTAGGAGGGGGTTTGTTGTTCTTTTTCAAATTTTTTAAAACACTTTTATTATGGCACATCCCGACCCCCTTCCACATAAAACCGATACAGATTCTGATATTTTAGAGAAGATAACCGACAACCTTGGTGGTGACGCTAAGTGGATTGATTCTTTGCAATCAAAGAAAGCCTTGGCCGCTAAATCTATTCTTGGTAAACTTTCAGAGCTTGAGGCAAGGCGAGACGCAGAACCTATTGACTCATCTAAGTCATACTCAGAGGGTGAGATCGTCTATGCAGAAGGTGCTTCGTGGCGTGTTGCTGCAGGTGGTGCTAATGCTGGAGATCTTCCTTCGACCCATCCAGACAAGTTTGTATCCTTTCAAGAGGGTGTAACCTCTATCGCCAACAAAGAAGCCGCCTATGCCCTGACAGGTGTGGCAGTCGGCACGGTTTATAAGACCGAGGACACGGGGCAGATCATGGAATACATGGGGAAGCGTAATGCTGGAATCTCTGACGTTCTATACATTGATACCGACTATCTTTTCAACACTCTACCAGCAGGTGATAATCCCAGCCTGACTGTTCGCGGATACTACCATCGTCGCCCTACCAAAAACAATTTAGACACACGACCTAGTTTCGTTAGAGACGATGGAGCTATATTGTTTTCAGCTAACGGAGATGTGTGGGACTTAGGACACAACGATGGTGGGGGTCTTTACATTCACTCTGAATACAATCCTGACCCAACGGATATTGTTGGCACTTCATGGAATAATTATGGTGGCATGTCTAACCACCCGCAAACTATTGCTTTCAGCGACTTTCCAGAAATGTATCCTAACAACTGGAAACACGATGGTGTTCTCCTAGTCAATGACAACGACGAGAAACAACTCCTGACCAACCTACCAGACGATCAGCAGGTTAAGATCGTTGTCGAGGGTGGACGCATTGAGCAACTACCACCATCACCACTACCAGACATTAAACGTGGCTTTATTATCTCTGATGCTGGCAATCCAAGAAGTTCTGTTTCCGACGGAGGTTACGCTCTTTCTGGTGCCTATTTCTGGCATGAGACTGATGGTCAGTTTGTCAGGGATGATAATGGGAGTTATTATAATGCTTATTTTTACCATGATGGCTTTAGGTGGCAAATAGGCTACCAGATGGGCTACTTTTTTCAATCAGACCTGTGTGCCTCTACTGTTCACCCTGCTGACGCTACGGGATGGACTGCCTATGACGCTTGGGGCGCGGGCATTGGTCAAGGAACGATAGCTGATGGTGGATTGGTTAAGACACGCGCATGTGAAGTCTACAATTCACCACAGTCTAAAACATCAGGAAATACCCCGTGGTTCACGATCAAGAACACGGTTGAACTAACATGGCATGACGATTGGTATTCTGGCGATCAGACTATTAACGGTATTTTAGCACCCGAAGGAACCCCAACTAACGTAGGATGGGTTCCCGTGGGGGAGCGTATACAAGGCACTAATGCGTCAACCGACAACTTCACTTGGACAACAACCGTCATCAATGGCATTGGGCCTAATACCCAAGTCTTTCCCAAGATGGTCTTGCTAACAGATGCAGGGATATTAATTCCAGATGGCTTCCCGAGCGGGGCGGCTATTACCGTCAAATCCTCTTGATAATACCTAATATCAAAACATTATGAAATCATACTTATTCGACATAGCCACAGGCTACATGACATTGATCAACGCCAACAAGCGTCAACTCAAAACCGAAACTACGATTGACGAGACGGATGAAAGCCTGTTTCCAAAGCGCACCTCTACACCATTAAACGAGATCCGCTCAAGCGATTTGGAGTTTGATACAGCTACCGAGACTCTACAAATTGTAGATGATGAGATCAAAGTTGTCCCGCGTCCTGCGGTTGCACCAGTTGTGCCTAAGTCTGTGACAAACTACCAACTCAGACAAGCACTCAACGAATCGCCAGAAGATAGAGCGGCAGTGGATGCACTGGTCAATGGTTCAGATGACCCTAACATCAAAGACGGGTGGGAACATGCTTCTGAGTTCAAATCTGACAACGCACTTTTTGTAGGTGCAGTAACTTATCTTGGTTGGTCACAGGAGAAAGTCAATGACTTGCTCATCCTTGCTTCAACCTTTAAGTAATTAGACTAATAAGTGGCATCACTAAATAAATAGCACTTGAAAACATATAAATAAACTTAAGAAAGAAAACTACTAATATGGCAGCAATTATTACAGACGATTTCCGTAGAAATCAAGCACGGCTTTTAGTCAACGACATCAAAGCATCAGCGTCTAACGACTTTGATTCGCCTTCCGCGAATAGTGATGAAGACTCATGGCCATATAGAGGAAATAATGCTTATGGCGTTGGAATTGGTAAAACTGATTCTTGGCAGAATGATAGCAGCGCAAGAGCAGAAGATGATGTTAATTTTGAAGTCCCAGCGCCTAATTCACATGTGTACGAAAACAAAGATGTTTTAAGTAATCTATTTTCTATTAAAGAAATTGAACAAGCGAATGTTGAACAATTGATTGCGAAAAACAATTGGACGAATGGCAGAAAATATAAAATGTACGATCAAGCAGATGATGATATGTTTTATTCCACAGGAGATCTTTATCCATGTTGTGCAGTATATAATGACAACATCTACCTTTGTATTTCTAATAAAGCACCGGACACTAGTTCATCTAGTGTTGCTACATCAACCTCCGCACCATCTCACAGTAATGATTTTGAGTGGTTTGACAATAGTGATGGTTATGTTTGGGCCCATGTTCAGAGTGTTCCTGCAGCGAATAAATTAATAACAAACCAATTTGTTCCAGTATTGAAACCAAGCGAAACAAGCGTTACAACACCTACAAATAAAACGGATGGTCTTCTCACAAGTATTTCAGTTACTAGTCAAGGTACTTCCTATGCTTCTGGGACAACAACAGTTGATGTTACACTCGTTGATATTGATGGTAATAAAATTGATACATCAGACTTTCAGTTTAAGCCAGTTGTTAGCGCAGGCGCAATTACACGTATTGATATTCTTGAAGCCACAAGCCCAACTATAACAGCAGGTGACGGTTACTATTGGAACAACAATGTTATCGAAGATGTAGCTTTTGGTACAGCTAAAATCGTGGATACCGCAAGCGGATCGGGTGCAGAAGCAATAGTTAATATCGCACCGGGTACTGGATTCGCAGCAAATGCAATTGATGTTTTACCAACTTGGTTTGTAGGTGTTAATGCCAGCTTTATAAATGAGGAAGGCGGCGATGCGCCATTACTTAAATTTAGACAGATTTCTTTAATTAAGAATTTTGATCGTAGTGTATCTGGTAAATTCGATTCTCCGGACAACCCACTAACACCTACAACATACGATGCTCTTAAATGGATTACACTAAGTGGAGAAAATGCATCCAACTTAGCTTCACTTAATCCAGGCGACATTCTAAAGCAAACAAGTTCGGGCGTTACTTCATACTTTTACTTTGATAAATATGAAAGTGATACAATCTTCTATCATCAAAATACAAACGAAGAAGTCAATTTCCTTAGTCCAATAGTTGGTTCCGATGATATTCTTGTGCATTCTTCTTCTACACTTTCCGAAGACGATGTAATTTCAACGGGTGTATCCACTATTGGAGTTGGCGAATACTCATCACTTGACAGCCCTAACACAACAAAGAGTATTAACGGTGAAGTAATTTTCCATGAAAATCGCGTTCCCTTTACACGATCTTCTGATCAAACTGAGGAAATAAAACTTATTATTCAACTTTAACATTTTATGCCCATTCAAACATATTCTGATACGCCTTATCACGACGATTTTTCTTCTGAAAACAATTACTTAAGAATACTATTTCGTCCTGGCCGCAGCGTACAAGTACGAGAACTTAACCAACTTCAATCGAATCTTCAAGATCAAATTGATAAGTTTGGTCGTCATGTGTTTAAAGACGGCGATCGCGTATTAGATGGTTACACAACTTACGATGGAAGTATTAGAAGTATTCCAATTGAATTCACTGGTGCAAGTTCACCAACAGATTTAACCGCTGCACAGCTTGGTGCTTTAAAGGGAAAGGAAATTCAATTATCTGGTACAGCCAATGTTAAAGCGAAAGTGCTTGGTGCCGAAGCGATTACAGGCGCTTACTATAGACTTTATGTAAAATATATCGGTACAGATACTCTCTTTGATGACGGCGATACGATTGAACTTAGTACAGGTGAAGATAGCGTTAGCCTTAATGGCACAGATATATCAGCAGGAGACACGTTAGGTATTTGCAGAGAAACAGCAAGTGGAGAAGATGTTGGTTACTATGGCGGGGTTTTTCAAGATTCAGGAATATTCTTTGTAAAAGGTCACTTTGTATTTACCGATAATACTGAAGCGTTTTACGTAAAAGGTAGCGAAACATCGAAGCTTACAGGTAACGCAGTCTTTGATATTACAGAATCAATTATCACTTCAGGTGATGATACAAGTTTATTGGATAATGCCACGGGCCAACCAAACCTTACAGCGCCTGGTGCAGATAGGTATAAAATATCGCTAAATCTAAAATTTATTCCTTCGACAGACACCACTGTCGTTGAAGGTCAACAACGTATTACTCTTCTAGATGTTAAAGAAGATATAGTAACACAATCTGTTCGAACACAGTATAGCGAACTTGGTAAAACACTTGCTCAACGAACAGAGGATGAAAGTGGGTCATACGTAGTCAATCCATTTAAGCATGAAATTCGTGAATATTTAAACGACGAAGCGGGTAATAGAGGCAAATACACTGATGATCAAATTTACAATTCAGGAGATTCGTTACTTCCAGGTGTAACTGATGTTACTACAGCAGCGACCGAAGGTGCTAAAAGATATGTTATTGGTGTTGAACCCGGCGTGGCATATATACAAGGTTATAGAACTGAATTGGAAGGAAAGCAAGATGTAGTAGCAAACAAAGGCAACGAGTCAAGCGATGTTGCAACAGAAACTGCATACAAATTCTCAGCAGATCGTGGTCAATATATAGAAGGTGCCTTCGTTGATCAAGATGCTGACTTAGACTCTGCAGATTTTACCAACTTTATTTTTGCCCCAGCTAATACATACCAACTTTTTGCGAGTGGAGCAGGTACATCTATAGGAACATGCCGAATTCAAGCAATTGAAAATAGCGGTGTAAAAACGTCGAATGATGCTACACCTGAAGCGGCTGTTGCAACAAAAAGGTTATACATATACGATTTAGTTTTAGAATCAAATAAAACTCTTAGTGATGCGACAGTTTTATGTGTTGATCACACTGCTTCATCACCAACTGGCCAGTCATATTTAGAAAACACTGATGGCTTTGTTCTTCACGAGATTGGTGATAATCTTTCTCGTATGGTTTATCCTATGGGTGACTATGATGTTAAGGATATCGATTCAACCAATACTTCGTATGTTGTACAAAAACGATACTCTGATAACTCAACCGCTTCTTCAACAATTAGTATCACGGCCGGTGCTGGTGATTCTTTCATTAGTACAGATCCTGATGATTATGTCATTATGCAAAATGGTGCCGGGACCGATTCAGCTGGAGGTGAAACATATGTTAAAGACGTAACGATTTCTGGATCTGACGCAACTCTTGTTTTAGTAAGAGCTGATGGAAGTGCAGCATCTAATGCAAGTGCCAATCCAGTTACGGTTTTTGCGCCAGTGCAAACTGATGCAAACCTTGGTATTAAGAAACAGACAACTGGAACTACCTTTACCGAAACTCGTACACTAAACAATGGTGACATAATTACATTAGATAAAGTTGACGTATACGAAATTGAGAGTGTATCACATGATGGAAACACATTATCACTTTCCGATTTTGAACTAGTGACCGGACAATCCGATACGCAGTATGGTTATTCACAAGTAGTTTATAAAGGCCCTGCGAGTCTTGAATCTGCGTCAGTTATTGTTACATTCAGTTATTTTGAAATTCACACAGCGGGTGACTTCTTTTCTGCAAATTCATACACGACTAATGGTACGGTAGCAATGGCATTAGAAGATATTCCGGTGTATGAGGACTTAAGACTTTCCAATTGTTTAGACTTTAGACCTTCAATTCTAACTTCAACAGAAGGTGAAAGCATAAAGCCAAATGCGATTGTGAATGTGAAGTTTGACTATTACAAACCTCGTAAAGACATCGTTACACTAAATCAACTTGGTGATATACAATTTATTGAAGGCGTAGCTTCTAAAGAGCCAGTGTATCCTCAAAATCCAAGTGATTCACTTATTCTTTATCGTATCAGCAAGCCTGGTTACGTGTACTCCTTAGGTGATATTGAAATAGACGTTGCTAAAAACCGACGCTACACAATGAAAGATATTGGTTCTCTTGAAAACCGTATTCAATCTCTTGAGTATTACGCATCATTATCGCAACTCGAGTCAGAAGCTGCGGAAACACAATTGAATGATAGCTCTGGTCCAAGATACAAGAGCGGAATTCTAACAGACTCATTTAGAGGCCACGGCGTTGGTAATGTAAAAAGCGCAGGTTATAGAAGTGCTATTGATAGAGAAAATTTCACTGCTCGACCTACATACTTATCGGATAACGCTAGGTGGCAATATATTCATGTTTCATCTGATATGCAAATTGCTGATGGAACATCTACAACAACGTGGAACGGTGATACTATAGACACTACACCTGTTTATACTGGTAAACGAAAGAATGCAGTAACTCTTGATTTCATTGAACAAACACTTGTTGATCAACCTTATGCGTCAGATCACATTAGTGTAAACCCTTATGACGTTGCTACATGGAGTGGTTCACTTGAACTTTCACCATCAAGTGACGAATGGAAAGATGTTAATTTTGTTCCTGATATTATAGAAAATATTGAAGGTGACAACTCAGCCCTGATTCAGGAAATTTCCAATAACCCTAACATACTTGGTACTGAATGGAACGAATGGGAATCACAGTGGTCACCTACACAACGTGCACAGGCTGGTCTCGGTAATCCTCGTCGATTCGGTAAGCGATTATTTAGCACAAGGAGACACGACCACGTAGGTATATTTGAACGCGATAGAAGACAAGGTATTCAAACTTCTCTTGTTACTAACTTTAATAGAGAGGTAATTGACGATAAGATATTAAACATCACCTTTGTTCCATTTATTCGCTCACGCAAAGTGTTCTATAAAGGAAGTATGCTTAAGCCAAATACCACGTTCTATCTATACTTTGATGACGTTAATATTACACCATACGCAGTTGATTCCACAACATTTGTATCGTTTGGTGGTGATGTTGCTGGTGATGCTAGTACAGAAATAGAAAGATTTGATGGGCAAAGTTCAATTAGTGGTGCTGATGGAAGCATTATTTCCGATGCGGCGGGTAACGTTGAAGGATGGTTTGTTATTCCGAATAATGATTCATTACGATTCCGTACTGGTTCTCGACAAGTTCGTTTAACTGATAAAGAAGACAATAACAGAACTCTCGAGTTATCGTCTGCTGAAACTACATATCATGCTAAAGGTCTTCTTGAGACAAGACAACGTACAATTCTTTCAACTCGACAATTGGTCTTAGAAAGAACGCGCTTAACCGAACAAAGGAATTTACTCGTAGGAACTCGAGTAGTACGAAGAGATCCCGTTGCTCAAACGTTTATGATTGGCAATGAGCCTACTGGTATTTTTCTTTCTTCAATTGACATTTACTTTCAAGAGAAAGATCCCAATCTTCCAGTTGAACTAAGCATTGTATCAGTCGAAAATGGAATTCCTACACAAAATACTATTCCTTTATCGAAGGTGTTAAAGAGTCCAAGTGATGTAAACGCTGATGCCACGAGTGCAGCTTCTACAACAAACTTTAGATTTGACACACCAATTTATCTTCAACCTGGTATAGAGTACGCGATCGTTCTTATATCGAACAGTGCAAGATATCGTGTTTGGCACGCTGAAGTTGGTGGTACTGACGTTGGAGCAAATAAGGAAAAGATTAGTAAGAATGTTAATCTTGGTGTAATGCTTAAATCCCAGAACGCTTCAACTTGGACGCCTGATCAAAATAAAGATCTGAAGTTTAAACTCAATCGTGCTGACTTTACAACATCTTCACAGGATGCAATCTTTAGTGGTTTATCTCCTCAGCGTGAACAAGTTACTTATATCAATGTTACTGATTCAGGTTCAGGCTATTTGACAGGAGCTCCTGCAATTACTATTGCAGCACCTTCAAGTGGAACTACTGCAACCGCAAAGGCACACGTAAGTAAAGGTGGAGTGATTGATACGATTGAGGTAATAACAAATGGTTCGGGATATACAAGCGTACCAACTGTTACGATCCCTGCACCGGGTGATATTAATATACCAACTGCTAATGTTACTACTGCAGCAGACACTATCACTCTTCCAGATGGCATGGCTGAGATGCAAAATGGCCAGCCTTTAGTGTACAACGACGGCGGAGGCACGGCGATCACTGGTTTAACTGATGGGGATACATACTACGCTATAACATACGAAGAAGATGGTTCAAATCTTTATGAAGTTCCTTATAGTAGAATTATCAAATTGAGCACAACGGATAGCCCAACAAGTATCGCATCTATTTCAGGAATAGGAAATGCTGCTCAATCGCTAACACCTACTGGAACTGCTGCCGGCACAGCCGAGGTTGATGTTTGGAAAGCATCTTCGTACTTACCTATCATTCAAGATATGCTTCTTCCAGAATCTAGTGTTGATTATGTGATGAACGTAGCAGATGATAAATCGTATACAGTATATCCTGGAGAATTAATTTACACGGACGAACGCGTAACACACGATTCATCAAGCGCGCATGATGGTTCAGGTGATGATATGCTTAAGCTTCAAGCAACGCTATCAACGGCAAATTCTAAAATATCACCGGTTATTGATTTAGATAGAATTTCACTTGTTACATTTGATAATCTAATTAATAACTCAAGCGAATTTGAAACGTTGAGAGACGACGGTGAGTGTATGGCACGCTACATTAGTAAAAGCGTTAAACTTTCATCCCCTGCCGATCAGATTAATGTTTACTTTGATGCTATGAGACCTGATGATAGTACATCAATTGAAGTTTACGCTAAGTTCAAATACCTTAATAGTAATACACCATTTGAGGCTTTAGGGTGGACAAAAATAGATCCTCTCAATGGAACAAAGGTTCCAGTCTCAACTGACTTCAGGTTTAATGAAGTTAAGTTTGAAGGAAGTACTTCTGAAGAATACGATGAAGTTGCGGTGAAGGTACTATTTAAATCTAGTGATAAGACATACTCACCTGAAATCAAGAATCTAAGAATAATAGCAACACTATAATGGAAAAAACATTTATAAGAAATAAGGCTGGCATTTTGATTAACTCCAATTCTTCGGCATATACTGCAAGGCGCGTGGCCAAGGCACGTGGAGAAAAACAGAGAAAGCAGGAAGAAGAAATCACTTCGCTTAAAACACAACTTGCGGAATTGAAAAGTCTTGTTGAATCACTTACACCTGAATAAATACTACTATGGACTACACAGACTTCGATAATTTTAATTCGCCTAATGATGGTGTTGAATTGTCCGACACGTTAAACGATTTTAGGAAAAAGACAAATGGCATCATTAAAAAAATCGATGATCCTAATTCTGTTAATCTAAATAAGCTTCAGGAACTTGCTGGAAAAAAACTTATAGGTAACACCGGTGCCTCAGCAGGAGATTGCTCTGAGGTAGACATTGTAGATGAAAGCGGTGGGATTAGTAATAACGACAATGACACTAGCATTCCTACATCTGCTGCAGTTAAAGATTATGTTGATGCGGCAACGGTCACGACAGGTTTACCACTTCAATACGTAAATAACCATGTTACTACGACACACCATTATGATAAAACCGCAGATGTAGATTTGCACGTAACGCAACTCGATACATCAGTTACTCTTAAGGATGCAAATAGCAAAGTTTATATAACTGCAATGATCACAGCAGAATCATACACACATAA